TTTAGTTAGTTTGCATTTCCGAATCTTGTTATATTTTTTGAGCCTTGTATAGTATCATAGATACAATTAATTGCAATTAATTTGTAGTAATCAGATATAATCATATCCTTATTATAATTGTTTTTACAAACACAATTACTTAGAATAATATTTCCTCTATCTGTAATTGCTGAATCATTGCCTGCATATATTCCAACATTATTGTCATGGCAGTATACATTGCTAATATTTATTTTAGCACCATGAGTAGGAGTTGCAACTCCGCCTTTTCCACAGTTATACCACTCACCACCATTAACAACACCACAACAGGCATCATGATGTGAAATACCGTCATCTTCACAATTCCATGCGGAACAGTTTATAAAATTTGTTGTTCCTGTGTAATGGATATTAAATCCGTCGCAATGGTATTTTTGATTTCCTTTTTTTGTTGTTCCTATATTGTATGCAATACAATTGTATACATCAGCATCAATATATTGAAAAACAAATCCACCAACAGAATTGCTTGGCGAAATAATTCCAATATCGTGAACAATGCAATCGTTAAATGTTATTTTTTGACATCTACTTGCATACACTCCATTAATATAACAATTTTTTATTTCAAAATCAGAAAATGAGCAATTGATGCTGTCGTAAATACTAATTCCTTTTTCAATTTCTTTTAGTGAACCATCAATAATAATTTTAGGATTATCTTCATCTTTGCCAGCAGAAAAAGAATCATAATATCTGTCAAGTGCAATATGAATACCTGATTTTCCACTTATAGATATTCCATCTGTATAGATTCCTTCTTTAACAAATATATTTTTTATACCACTGTCTATAGCTTTTTGAATTGTTTTAAATGGTGTTGAACGAGAAAAACCATCATTTAAATCTGACCCTTCAGCTGATACGTATCCAATATTTTTCTTTTTTTCTGATTGTAATATTTTTTCTCTAGCTACAAAATCATTTGCGGTTATATGTGGAATATATTCGTAAGGATATGTGCCATTACTATCTTCAATTTGTAATTTTATAGTGGTGCGTTCTCCATAATCAACACCACCATATCCACCTATAGACCATACAATAGATGTTGATAAATCATTTATTTTAATAGTTTTTCTTTTTATATTTCCTGCAATCATTTCTGTCTGCAATGTACTTCCATCACTATTAAATGTCCTGATATAACCGTTAATTTGTTTATCGGAAAACACATAAAATGTATAAGTTTTTCCCGCTACTAAAGGAATTGGTTGGCTATATTTAGAAAATGAAGTCGTGCTCATTCCACTAAAAATATATTCATTATTTTTTATTTTAGCTGAAACTCCATTAATGTTTTCATAAACAGGCATTTTATTAATGTCTAAAA